ACCTGCAGCGCCGCCGCGCCGTTGAGGAGATGAAGGTCTGGTCGGCCATCATCGTGTTCTGGAAGGTTGACCGCTCGATGGACTCCAAGCAGATCGGGCCCATCCTTCGCCGGGAAGGGGTCAAGGTCACGGTGCGGGGTCAAGAGCGCCTGATAACAGACTGGGATGTTCAGCAGAGAATCAAGCGTATAATGGGGGCGTTATGAACGAACCTGAAGAAGAAAAAACGGCGTGCGGGAATTGCTGGCGCACTCGGGAAAGCCACAACGATTACGCCTGCCCTGTCCCGATCTGGCGCAAGCCGCATCCCGGGCCTAAAGTGATTTTTTCCGGCTCACGTTACAGCGTCGAAGATCTGGACAAGGCGCCGCCAACCTTTTCGAGTCTCAACGGGAAGCCGCTGGAATGTTGGGGCGAGGTTCGCTTCCCCGGTCCCAGCGGCCCCGCCCCCACCGTTAAAATCGGAGGCGTTGCGGCCTCAATCGTGACGATGACCGGGGACTCCATCACCTGCACCCTCGCGGAAGGCCCCAGCCCCAAGCCGCCCTCAGGCTTTAAGGCGTGGATTTCGAGGCTCTTGCGACACTTTCACCTTCTGAAATAGTGCGATTTTGCAGGGAGTTATTGGCATTGACCGATTCGCCCCATAAGCGGTAGAAGATCTTTGCGCAGCACCTCCCCCTAAACGATCTCGGTCGCAGTCTGGCCGATGGAGGTGATACGCAATGTCGAAGTCAAAAGAACCGAAGTCCCGGAACGCCGGGCGCGATGCTCGGACGGGAGAATTCATCCCTGTCGAGAAGGCGCGAAAGAATCCTGAAACATCGACGGTCGAAAGACTGCCGTTGCCCGGATTCGGGACGGAAGGTAAGTAAGCTGAAAGGCTGAACAGCGAAGGGCGAATCCAGCGAGCTCCACCTCATTGGTTCGCCCTTAGCTTACTTTAAAGGTGTTGAGATTTCCGCCCCATCCCGAAAATAGCACTCCCAAGAAAATCACCGACTTTCTTCTTTCTCGACGGAAAAACCGCTCGATAACACCTCGGCAGAAAATCCCCACCTGACGTAAACTATTCCTTGAACGTGAGTTGTCGCCAACGGAGGCGCCAATGCTTTCTCACGTTTTCCCACATAGCGATAACTTCGCGTTCAGGAGCCGGGCGGGCGAAAGCCTTTCCGGCTTTCTTTTGTCTCAGGTGGCCGCATGAGCATAGAGGCCATTTTCGCTCAGCTCTCGACCGAGATTAACGCGCTTATTGCTTTCGCAGAAACGCTCAAGGCGCAGGCTATTGAGAAGGACAAGCGCATCGCTGAGCTCGAGGCCAAGCTGGCCGCACCGATTCCCGCACCCACCCCGGCGTCCACGATACCGCCGCCTCCCTCCTCGCCTGATCCGGTCTCTCCCGGTTCAGGAGATTTCCAGCTTGTCCCGAAGAACATGACCAATGATGGAAGCATCTGGAAGTCCACCGGCGACCCGCTGAATTGTTATCTGCAGTGGCGCACCCCCCGGCCCATCAAGTGGGCCAGAATCCGCGTCCGCCGCCGCACCAATGTCCTCCCCACGAACACCGCCACCAACGGAGTGAACCTAAAGGTTCTCCGGGACGGCCCCGAGTATCCCAACACCTACGCAGGTGTCGGGGTCAAGCAGGGAGCCTGGAAGCTGACCACGGAGCACGTCGCCCCGAAGTCGGCCACCAATGACGGCCAGTGGCCCGTTCTGCCCTACGTTTCCGGCCAGTGGATCGACGAGACGTGGGAGATGAACTACGAAGGAAAGACGTTTTCTCACAAGGTCGGCGCGAAGGCGTGGGCCGGTTCATTCGATCCCGGAGGCATCACCCGGACTTATATCGGCGTCCAGTGTTTCGTCGCCACCGATCCCCGGCCCGTCGGCCTCCCGGCCAGCCCCTTCACCGAGTTTGAAGTCCTCGGCTTCGAGTGGCGTTGAGATGATCGCCCCTCTCCAATACACCTACGACATGACCAACGACATCCTCACCATCGAGGGTCTTGAGTTCACGGGCGAATTCTTCCGGGAGCTTGCTGGCACCCTCGCCCCCGCCGGGACCCTATTCCAAGTCGTCAAACGCGAGAACGGCGTCAAGGCCATCGAGCGAGTGACCAAATGATCTCTGCCCCCCGCTGCCATCTAAATCAGGGAAGCCCTTCAGCGGACGGGGCGAGCTTTGCAGTCATTGAGAACAGGGGCGGATCAATACGTCATGCCCTTTAAGCCCGGAGAATCAGGGAACCCCGGTGGACGGCCCAAAAACCCGCTCTCGGTCCTCATCCGCGAGAAAACGAAAGACGGTGAAGAGATCGTCAACAAAGTCCTCAAGGTCCTCCGCACTTCCAAAAGGAACGGGGAAATCCTCGACGCCGCAATCTTCCTCCGCGATACCGGCTGGCACAAGCCCATCACGCCCAACGCAACCGTTGACGGAGACGGGAACGACGTCATCCCGCCCATCCAGTACGTCCCCTACGCCCCCGGCGAGACAGGTCAGGGTCACTAGGGTCTATGAAGAGACGCGCAAATCTTTCAAAGAAATCGTCATCAACCTCGGCGGCGCCCGGTCGTCGAAATCCTATTCGACCGCTCAACGGCTCGTTGAAAAGTTCTTCGGCATCCCCCGCCGGAAGATCCTCGTCACCAGAAAGTATGGCCCGGCGCTCACCCGCACCGCGGCCCGCCTCATCATCGAACAGCTTCAAGCGTCCGGTTATTACCACCGCCTCGAACACAATAAGAGTGACGGCATCATCGTCAATCCATCGAACGGCGCCCGCTTCGAGTTCTTCTCCATCGACCAGAGCGTCAAGATCAAATCGACGGAATACAACGACGTCTGGATGGAAGAAGCCGACGAGTTCACCTGGGATGACTTCCTCATGCTTCAGACCCGGATGTCCGCCCCAGAAACAGACGAGCACCCAAACCAAATTTTCCTCAGCCTCAACCCCTCTGACGAGCTCGGGTGGGCGAATCAAAAGATCATCCTCAACCCAGAGTTCAAGGGCCTCTTCTCTCTCATCCGTTCGACGTATCGGGACAACCTCCCCAACCTCTCCCCGAAATACATCGCCAAGCTTCAGGCCCTCGAAACCCAAGACCCGGTTTACTTCCAAGTCTACGCCCAGGGCGAATGGGGAACGCTTTCAAACGTCATCTACAAGCCCTACGAGATCGTCGATCGCTTCCCCGAAAGCTGTGATGAGGTTCTTTTCGGTCTCGACTTCGGCTTCAACAATCCTTCCGCTCTTGTGCGCATCGGTATCAAGGACGGCAAAGAGGTTTATCTCGAGCAGCTCCTCTACCAGACCGGCCTCAACAACGGCCAGCTCATCGAAAAGCTGCAGGGCCTCATCCCGGAAGGGGAGCGCAGCGCCCCGATCTACTGCGACGCCGCGGAGCCCGCGCGTATCGACGAAATCTGCGCGTCTGGTTTCTACGCCCTGCCAGCCGACAAGTCCGTTAAAGACGGCCTCGATTTCTGTGCTCGGTTCTCTTTCCGTTCGCTCTCTTCCAACGTGGACCTCAACAAAGAGCGGGGCTCCTACAAGTGGAAGCAGGACAGGAACGGAAACGTCCTGGACGAGCCGGTGAAGTTCATGGACCACCTGATGGACGCCAAACGATACGCCCTCTACACCCACCACAAGGACCGGATGAACATCCCGGGGCTCTTCGTCGGATGAGCGTGCCTGTGAAGAAATCGGCGGCCTATGGCCAGATGGGGTCCATGCTGCAGGAATACTCCAACGCGACCAGCGGCACGCCGCGGCCTTCCGTTCGCGGCCTCCTCGACCAGTACGCGGACAACTCGTGGGTCTATGCCTGCATCCAGCTGATCCAGACCAAGGGCGCCGGGGTTCCGCTCAAGGTCTACCGCACCTCGTCAGCCGGGAAGCAGGAAGAGGTCAAGAACCACGCCCTGCAGCGGCTCCTCGAAACCGTCAATCCTTTGATGAACGGATACGACCTCCTCGAGGCCACGCACGGATATATCGAGCTCTGCGGAATGTCCTACTGGCTGCCGGACAAGGAAGTCCGGGGCTTGCCGACCGAGCTGATCCCTTTGATCCCGTCGCTCATCGAGCCGAAGTGGAACGAGAAGGGCCTCACCCACTACGAGTACCGGATCAACGGGAAGCTGATCGCCACCTACAAACCAGAGGAGCTGATCGCCTTCCGCAAGTGGGACCCGCTCAATCCTTTCATCGGCCTGTCCTCCGGTGTTCCTTCCCGTGACGTTGCCCGGATGATCCTCAGCTCTGACCGCTACAACGCCGCCTTCATTGAGAACGGCGCCACGGCCGGCGGATTCCTGACCACCGAGAAAACCCTTCTCGATCCGATCAAGAAGCTGATTCTCGAAGCCTGGAACAAGCTCCACCGCGGATCGAAGAACGTCAACAAGGTCGGCCTCCTGGACGGCGGCCTCAAGTGGGAAGGGACCAGCGTCACCCATAACGATATGCAGTTCACCGAGCTTCAGAAGATGTCCATCCGCTCCCTGCTTGCCGCCTACCGCGTCCAGCCGGTCATGCTGGGCATCCACGACGACTCGAACTACTCCAACGCCAACGAGCAGCGCAGGGCCTTCTGGGTGGATTCCATGATCCCCAGGCTTCGCAAGATCGAGAGCGTCATCAACGAGAAGCTGGCCCCCCGATTTGGTGACGACATCTATGTCGCCCACGATCTTTCCGGCGTCGAAGATCTGCAGGAAGACCAGAAGGTCAAGGCGGAACGGGATCAGATCCACGTTCAGAGCGGCATTAAAACGATCAACGAAGTCCGGGCCGAGATGAACCTTCCGCCGGTAGCTTGGGGCTACACCTGGAACGCGCCTTTCGGTCTCACGCCGATCGACGCCCCCCGGGAGCCTCTCGCGCCCGCGGGCGAGGTCATCGACGAGGAGGAAGACGACGAAGAGAAAGATCCGGCCGCCGATGCCGAGGACAAGAAAACGGCTCAACCGACCGCCGAAGAGAAGGGATTCCTCCGAAGAACCGCTCTCTGGCATCAATTCAAGGGCCGCACCGAGAACATGGAGCGCGTCTGGTTCCCGAGCCTCAGGTCTCTTTTCAAGGGTCAGGAGCGGGAAGTCCTCTCCAACCTTCGCACGAACTGGCAGAAGTCCGTTGTGGATTGCCGCCTGGGGCAGTTCAAGACCATCAAACAGGACATTTCCGTGATCCTTTTCGAGCGCGGCGAGGCCCGGCGCCTGTTCCAGAAGGAAGGCCGCCGCCTCATTGAGAAGACCCTCGTCTCCCAGGCAGAGCACGAGCAGCAGATTTACAACCTCCCACAGTTCCAAGTCCTCAACCCGAAGACCGTCGCCTGGATACAGAACAAGGCTTTCCGATTCGCTCAGGCGGTCAATGAGACCACCGAGGAAGCCCTGCGCACGGGCCTCGAGGAAGCAATCAAGGCCGGAGAGTCGATCGCCCAAGTCGAGAAACGGATCGAGTCGATCTTCGAGATTGCCCGAGGCTCGCGCACGAAGATGATCGCCCGGACGGAAGTCATCTCGGCCAGCAACCAGGGGGCGATGGTCGCCTATCAGGAGTCCGGCGTCGTTAAAGGCGTCGAGTGGATTTCCTCCCGTGACGCCCTCGTCAGAGACGAGCACCGGATCGACGGCGCCGTGGTTGATCTCGGACAGAAGTTTTCCAACGGCCTTCAGTTCCCCGGGGACCCCGCGGGCGAGGCATCGAACGTCATCAACTGCCGCTGCACGACCGCGCCAGTGGTCCACAAGGAGTAGTCATGGAACGCATCACCAAATTCATGGACGAGATTGTCATCGAGAAGGCCGCCGGAGAAGACCGGACCTACTGGTTCACGATCTCCACCGAAGACCGGGACCGGGACGGCGACGTCATCGTCCAGGACTCGATGAAGTTCAACCACTTCAAGAAAAACCCCGTGATCCTCTGGGGTCACGACTACCGCTCAACCCCCATCGGCAACGGCATCGAGTGGAAGACCGAGAACGGGAAGACGAAGATGAAGATCCGTTTCATCCCTTCCGGCATCGACCCGCAGGCCGACCGCGTAGAGCGCCTGGTTGACCTGGGCGTCCTGAAAACCGTTTCCATCGGGTTCATCCCCTTCAAACGGGAACCGCTCAACGATGAGGACAAGAAGATGCGCCCGGACATGGCCTGGGGAAGCCGTCTCCACGCTGAACTGCTCGAGGTGTCCGTCGTCTCCGTTCCTTCCAATCCCAACGCTGCCCGTGAGATGGCGAAGAGCTACGGGTTCGAGGTTCTCGAGGCGGGTCCCCGGGAATTGAAGTCGCCCCTTCTGCCTTACCTCGCCGCTGATGGCGCCGTGAACCCGCGGCTGCTCAAGGCGTCGTTCGGCGCCCTCCTGGGCGCACGCTCCGGCGTGCCGATCCCGCCGCATGAGCGCGAGGCCGCCTTCAATCACCTTGCCCGAGTAGCCAAGGAAGCGGGCATCGACGCCCCAGAATTCAAGGACCACACCCCGGACGAGCTTCGCGCGGCCTTCGCGGAGGTCTGGGACGACGAGCTTCTCGATGTGGTGGACGCCGGCCTCGACCAGGAAGAACAGGTTCCGGCGAAGTCCTACCTCTTTAAAGGGTCACACCGGGAAGCCATCCGGGCAACCCGGGACCACCTGTCCAGGCTTTTAGACGCAACGGAAGAAACTGCCCCAGCGGAGAAGTCCGACGCTCTCGCTGACGCCCTTCGGGGCTTGACGGATGTCGTCGCAAAGATCGGGTAGCAACAGATTCAACGGGCGGAAGCCCAAAAGGAGAAAAGAAAATGGATCAGGATAAAGAAAAGGAGCTTGCCGCTCAGATCAAGAATCTGACCGAGCTCATCACCGCCAAGTATTCCTCGGCTGACACCAAAGCAGCCGAAGCAGAGAAGACCGCGCTCGTGGAGACGGTTCACGCTCTGCAGAAACGCCTCGACGCCATCGAGAAGCTGAAGGCCGTTCAGAAGATGGTCTACGCCACCGGCGACCAGAAAGCTGGGGAAAATGAGCGCCTTCTGACCTTCGGAGGATTCCTCAAGGGAGTCGCCACCAAGGACGGAGACGTTCTCGCGGCCATCACCAAGACCGGCAACGGCCAGAGCATCAACGTCAACGCCGACGGCGGCTACGCGGTCCCGGTCGAATACTCGACCGAGATCATCAAGCTGCTTCGCATCTTCGGTGTTGCCCGCCAGGTCGCCCGCCTCGTGCCGATGAACAGCCTGACCCGCAAGGTCAATGTTCAGCTGACGCACCCGACCGCGACCTACACCGACGAAGCCGTCGCCCACACCAAGACCAAGGTGACGCTGGACACGCCGATCACGCAGACCGCGAAGAAGCTGTCCGCTGTGATTCCGATCACCGAGGAACTCCTCGAAGAGAACAACATCGGCATGGACTCCGTCATCTATGAAGCGGTGGCCAACGCCTTCGCTCGCGTGGAAGACGATCAGGCATTTGCCGGAACCGGTTCCCCGTTCACTGGCGTCCTCAGCGCCTCGGGCCTTGTGACCGCCACGCAGAACGGCGCCACGCCCAGCTACGACGACCTCGTGGACACGATGATGGGCATCGCTGCCTCCTATCGCCGGAACGGTTCGTGGGTCATTGACTCCACCGGCCTCAAGCTCGTCATGAAGATCGTGGACGCCAACGGTCTTCCGATCTGGACCTCGCCCATCGGCGGGAACCCCGGAACGATCCTCGGCAAGCCTTACCGCGAAACCGAGTCCTTCACCTCGAAGATGATCTTCGGCGACTTCTCCTACCTGTGGCTCTCTGACCGCACCGCCTACGAGGTCAAAGCCTCGACGGAAGCGTCGGATGCCAGCGGTGGAAGTGGTTCAGCCTTCCTTCAGGACGAGGTCTGGTACAAGTTCCGCCAGCGTCATTCCATCAACGTCATGAAGGGCAGCGCCTTCTCGACGATGACGCTCGCCTCGGCTTAACCCAACGGGTGCGCGGGGCGGGCTGTCGCGTGACGGCTCGCCCCCTCCCACCCAAAAGGACCATTCCCATGGCTCAGCGAAAAGTTCTCAAGCCCTTCATCTTCCGAGGAAACCCGGTCGAAGTAGACGCCATCGTCACGATTCCCGACGAGCGGCTGTCCTATTTCGAGTCGCAGGGTCTCGTCGGCCCGATGAATGGCTCCACGGCCCCGGAGAAATCCGAGGTCAAAGAAAAATCTCAGGAAGCGCCTGCCCCTGTTAAGGCGACTCCCAAAAGGAAAAACAAATGAAGCGTTTCTCTCTCATCAGCGCGGCTCTCGTCGCGCTTGCCCTTGTCTCATTCGGTTCCCGCAACGCCCAGAGCGCAGACTACGAGGTGACCCTCAGCACGATCGTGCCGACCGCCTCCGTGGGTGAATTCACGCTCTCCGGTGCGCCGCAGATCGCCAACGCAGCGTACATCCGCTCGCTGACCCTGTCGAACTACGGAAGCGCGACGACCCAGCAGATCGACCTCTACCGCACCGCAACGTCCTCGACGGCTGCGACGGTTGAGATGACCTATGTGCTCCTGGCTTCGACCACGGTGCACCTGGACTTCCCCGCCCGTGCTTACCGGCTGTCGAACCTCTACATCAAGAAGTCCGACACGGGCTCCACGGCAAAGGCGCAGATCGTCTACGAATAAAACCGTCCTCCTCGCGGGTCGTCCGGCGCTGTAGAGCCGGGCGGCCCTCGGGGTTCGGTTTCAAGGAAACATGAAACGACTCCTCCTCATCATCGCGCTCTCGCTCCTGGCCGCTGAAGTTCACGCGGCTGGCGGGGGCTCTTTGACGCCTGCGGGGGGGGCACCCGGTCAGTGGCAGTACAACCTGAACGGGAGATTCGGCGGGAAGACAGGGAACGCAGCGGGCGGGCCTGCTGTGCTGGATGGAGATGCGAAGATTTCAACAGCCGTCATCCCATCGGGCATCGGCAGCGACAACCTCGGAACCCACGTGGCGACGAAGACGATCACGGCTGATTATGGAATCCATTTCGCGACGGCGGGCGGGTCCTCGTCTCCTGGCGCCGGGACCCTCGCGGTGGATAACGTGGGCCGGATTTCCACGACAACGTCGGGCATCGGCAGCGGCGTTACGGTTTATCCGGCGACAGATTCCGTCCAGTCCCCATTCTATTCATCCTTCGAGTCCGGCGTTGACGCCTTCGACCCGCTCGCGCATTTCCACGGGCGCGATTCAACCAGCTCCGGCGGAACAACCAACAGCCTTCTTCGGCATGATGGGATTCTGCCCTACGGGTATTTTTACAACCAGATTTATGAGTCCTATTACGGGTCCAGCGCTGGCGGTTTGACTCTTGGCGGGGGCCTGAGATGGTTCTCAAACGGAACGGGCTATCAGAGTTTGCAGGTCCACAACTCCGCCGGGACAATAATGCACCAGCTTTCCACAACTGGCGGCGGGTACACGACCGGGACGATTGGAAACGCACAGAACAATGCTCTAAATGTTCAGGGTGCTGTCGGCTTTAACGCCGTTGACGTGGTTGGATCTACGACCATAGCGGTCTCCTCGAATTATTGGCTTTACAGAATGGACGCATCCAGTGGGCCGATCAGCGTCGGGTTTTCTTTCAGCCTTCCGACGCTTCCCCATGGGAGGTACATGAAGATCTGCAAGGTGGACAGTGGATCAAACGCGGTTCAGCTTCCGGAGTTCTCTGCCACCCTTACCGAGCCAAACACCTGCGCTGACGTGTATGTCCAGTTCGCCTCTGGCGGATCCAGCGCCAGCACTCGCCTTCTGGGTGTGAGCAAGAGCACGGCGTCGGTCTCTGGCGTCACCCTCGCCGATATCCAGTCGGCAACATCAAACGACTTTCACAACATCGGCGGCACCGACGATGATACCCCGGACAATGACTCCGAAGTGCCGGACACGATCACCGTGGGGGCGTCAGGCTCGGTCAATGATGGGGCGATTCCCGCCGGTGTCACGCGGGACGCAGAGTGGGACACCCTTCCCGAGATCGAGGCGGCTGTCGGATTCAATGTCATCGCCTCGACCGAGATTGACACCATGGCCGAACTTGAAGCCTTGGTCGCCGGAACAGACATCATCACGTCGGGAGAGAACAACGACTCCGCAGACTCGGTTTCCCTGGCGGACGTTCAAGCAGCCCTTTCCAACGACTTCCATAACGTAGGCGGGACGGACGATGACACACCGGACAGCGATTCAGAGGTCCCCGACAGCATCACCGTGGGGTCAGGTGGAACGGTCAACGATGCCGCCATTCCTTCGGGAGTCACGCGGGACAGCGAATGGGACACCGCCGCCGAAGTTGATGCCGCGACCACGGACGCAGACTTTTCACGTTCAACCCATACCCACACCGGCTCTACGCTGAGTGGCATAGATATCAGCGACGACACGAACCTGGCCGCCTCTGCTCCCTTGTCTCTGAGCAACGACACGCTTTCCGTTGATACCTCAAGCGCGACTCTTTTGGGCCCGTCAATTGAAGATTCGGAGATCACGAACGCCCTGACCATAGACGACGCCGGGATAGCTTCCACGATTCACCGGGACAGCGAGACGAAGGACGGCGACCTCGTTTCCTTCGATGACGCGGACAGCAATTTCGCCGCGACGGATTTGGACTCGGCCATTTCCGAACTGGATGACGTCAACGGATCTGGCGTAAACGCCTCCGATGCGAAGGTGGACTGGTCCCAGCTTGGCAACGTCCCGGCGGGGTTCGCCGATGGAACCGACGCCACGGGCGCGGGCGGGGGAAGCTCTGCGCTCCAAGTCACGGAGCAAAGCGTTGAAGTTTCCAGTCCGACGACTAGCATCAACTTCACGGGGGCGGACTTTGACGTAACGCAACCCGCCGCCTCGACCGCCACGGTAACGATTGCCGGGGCCATGACCAGGGACACTGAATGGGACTCGGCGGCGGAGATTGATGCGGCCACGACCGATGCGGATTTCTCTCGCTCGACCCATACCCACACAGCAGCAACGCTGGATACCGATTCGGTGTCTGCCGATGAGCTCAATGCCGCCGGGGTGGAATCGGAACTGGAAGCCGTCATCGACCTCTCCGACCTTCAGGGTCAGATTGCCGACGCTCAGATCGCCGACGGGGCCGTAGATGGTGGAACAGGCGGGGAGATCGCCGACGCGAGCGTCACCGCCGCTGATCTGGGAACAGATTCTGTTTCAGCGGATGAACTCAGCGCGACCGGAGTTGAGGCCGAGCTTGAGGCTGTGATGGATCTTCAGGACATGCAGGGAGCGGCCACCACGGGCCAGCTGCCGTCTGGGGCGACCCTGGACAGCGAATGGGACTCTGCCGCAGAGATCGACGCCGCCACGACTGACGCCGATTTCTCGCGCTCCACGCACACGCATACCGGCTCGACACTCTCCGGCATTGATGTCTCGGATGACACCAATCTGGCCGGCGACAGTGAGGTCGTTCTCACGGGGGACGCTCTCTCTCTGGCGGCTGCCGTGACCCGCGACACCGAATGGGATAGTGCCGCAGAAATCGACGCGGCGACGGCGGACGCGGATTTCTCCCGTTCTACCCATACCCACACGGGATCAACTCTTTCCGGGATCGACATTTCCGACGATACGAACCTCGCCGGGGATGCCGAAGTTGTCTTGACCGGGGACGCGCTTTCTCTCGCTTCCGGCGTAACCCGCGACACGGAATGGGACACGGTCGCCAAGCTGGAAACGGCAACGGGCGCGAACCTCATCATCAACACGGAGATCGACACCGCGGCGGAGTTTGACGCCCTGACCACGGATGCCGACTTCTCCAGGTCAACGCATACCCATACCGCCTCAACCCTGGACACGGACTCCGTCTCAGCGGATGAGCTGAACGCGCTGGGCGTCGAAGCGGAACTGGAAGCAGTTCAAGACCTTCAGGACTTCCAAGGCGCAGTCACAGATGCTCAGGTCCCCAACACCATCACCATCGACAACGCGACCAACGCGACGACATGGAGCAGCCAGGTCAAGCCAGGCGTTGCGGGGCCATTGGTTGTGAACGCGGGCCTGTCAGTCTCGACCGGAACCATCGGCGGCGCGGCCATCGTGGGCGGCATCGACGTCTCCGATGACGTTAACCTCACCGCCGGGCGCAGCCTGACGCTGACCGGCGACGATGTTCTGGCAGACGCCGAACTCTACACCGACTCGAAAACGATCTACTTTGAAACCCCCACGGCCTCCGATGACTTTAAAACCATCTGGGTCGCGCCGACCGCCGTCACGATCACCTCGATATCCTGCGAATCAGACCAGACCGTGAACTTCGACCTCCAGGTTGACGATGGCTCCCCGACAGGCGTCAACGGCTCGGACATCGCTTGTACGACCTTCGCAACGGATTCCAGCCTTGCCGGGGACACGACGATGGCAAGCGGCGAAAGGATGGACATTGCTCTCACGAGTGTTTCCGGGACGCCCACATGGGTTTCCATCACCTTCGCTTACACGAAGGACGATTGATCGTGAAATCCTTCCGTTATCTTATTGCTGTGATTGCGCTGCTTATCTCAGGCAGCGCCGCCGCCGATATCACGGTAGGCGTCAGCACGACCGGCAGCGTTGCCGGAACCAGCATCACCACGTCTTTTACTCCTGGCACCCTGACGAACGGGATGATCGAGGCAACGCTTGTTATCCGCACGGCGAACTCGGTTGTGACGAATGTCAAATGGGACGGCGTGGCGATGACGGAAGCCCACAAGCAGAACGGCGGAAACAGCAACGCCGCGACGGTCCGCCACTATTACATCCAAAACCCGACGACCGGAACAAAGAATTTCACGGCCAGTTTTTCGCCTTCTTCCTCGGTGTCGGTCTATCTTTCAAGCTGGAACGGCGTCGAGCAGAGCGGAAGTCCGGTGGACGTTTCCACGGGAACGAACGTAAGCGCGTCGAATCCGTCGGTGTCCGCAACCGTCACCTCGACCGGATGCGTCTTGATTGACGGCCTCATGCACGAAGGCTCGGCAGCCTCGACAAAAGAAGCGGCCCAGACCTATCACAGCGGATCTCCGATTGACGAAGGAACCTGGAATTCTGGCGCTTCCTACAAGATTTCCGCGTCCTCCGGCAGCCTGACGATGAGTTGGACGAACGGAGCTTCGGACACGCTGGCGTATAGCTGGGTGGCGTATAAGGCCGCCGTAAGCGCTGGGGGCGGCGGCTCGCGCCGCGTGATCTCAATCCAATGAGGTATCTATGAGCGAAATTCTCGGCGTTGCCTGGCGCACCACAAACGACATCGGCTTCATCATGCAGTCCGGCGGTCAGTGGCTCAACCACGACACGCAGGCCCTGGAAGACTACGACGAGGCGAACTACACCGCGGGCGAATACATCCTTCTCGGCGCACGAGTCGGAGAGACCATCAAGGTCGAGGCCACCATCCCCTCCGGAACTCCGTCGGCGCGTTACGACGTCACCCCTATTGAAGCCGTTGGAACCGATGGAAATGGCGCCGGGGGATTTGCCCCTGACGTTGACCAGGCTGCCGGCGGGATCTTCCAGGTCAACTGGAACGGATCAACGATCACCGACGAACTCGGGGAAGACGTTGATTCCAACATCGCCCTCATCACCCTCCCCGAAGCGAAACAGTTCCTCAAGATCACAGGGACAGACTCCGACGCCGTTCTCGCCATGTTCATCAACGACGTTTCCGGGC